TGTAACTTAACATATCACCAACAGCAGCGTTCAACTCCAATAACATCATACCTACTGATGAGTCATTGAAATCAGAAAATAAAGCAGGATAGTATTGTTTGATGAAACTAATCAACTCCGCCCTTACATCGGCAAAGTTCCTAGCATCGTAATTAATCTTTTTTGCCATTCTATTAGTTGTTTTCTACTATGAACTCCACAAAGTCAACCTGTTGGAATACGTCATCAGTGACAGTATATTCCACTCTGACTCTAAGAGCATTTTCATTATCTACCACCTCACTGATGATGATGTCATCAACCTGTAAGTTTGGTATATAGTTATCTATTGATTCTTGGATAGCCCTCTTCATATCAGACTTCGTAATATCATCGACAGGTTCAAATAAGAAACTTATCAAATCAGTACCAAAATCTGGCATATATAACCTTTCTCCTTTCCTCGTCAATAATAAATGAGACAAATCTGCTTTAACCGCATTATTACTGTTAGTATTTAAATCCAAAAAGAATCCTTTAGGACTCTCTTTAAAGGGAAAGTTTATGTTTATACTTTTTTCGTTAGCCATCAAATATAAATATAAAATAATCGATTTTGTATATAAAAAAAGGGTAACCTTAAAAAAGATTACCCCTTTAACTCACGGAAGATGTTTATTTTATGTACATTTACTGAAACCACAAGATTTACATTTGAAGCACCCCTCAGAAAAGTGTAGACCCTCAGGGTCACCACACTCATCACAATAGCTTTCACTATTCCTCAGTAGTTCTTCATCAAGATATTTCTTTAATGTTCTTGCAATCGCCTTAGTGAACGAAACAATAGTACCCTCAGATTTCTGTAACTGCTCATAAATAAAGTTTATGTCAGTACCATGTCTAAGTGCTGTTGATATTATTCTCGTTAAGGCTTCTTCTTCATTAGATTCAAAATGTTCTTTAAGGTTTTCTAACTCGAAATCCTCAAGTTCCAAATCATATCTTCCCTTTTTAACCTTAGTCAACTTACCATTTCTTATTTTAGTTGATATAGATATATTTTTCTTTTTAAATGCAAAGACTTCATATGGATCCTCACCAAACAATCCAACGATAACAATCCATTTGTTACCACTAACAGTTAAATGATGAATATCACACTCCAAAGTCTTAGGACGTTCAGGTGCCGTAGATTTAGGAACACCAGCCTCATCTTCTTTCTTTTCAGATAATACTGTCGTCATTGTACCAGCTCTGTAAGTAGTACAACCTTTAATCACACCAGTTGCATAAACATCTTCATACAATCTTTTAAACTCACCATATGAATAGTCAGCAGGTAGATTAACAGTCTTACTCATCGCAGAATCAATGTAACGAGCCATAACTCCCATTGTCTTTACGTGTTCATCGATACTCAGCTCAGTAGTAGTTGCAACCCACTCTTGTGTTGGATCCCATTCTCCTTTACCATCTAAATATCTCACTGCGTAATCTCTAACAACAGTCTCTCTTAATAATCCTCTGTTCTTATCTATTTTCCATACATAACCATCGAACTCAGTTCGGAGGAGATTTTCGTCTCCCTCAGTCGTCCAACTCCATTCCGTTCCGACGGAGTCGAATTTACGATTCTGAAAGTCGATATTTTTTGCAACCTCCATACCTGCTGGTGGAAATGGGAATATAGTAGTTCTAACGTACTCTGGTAAGAATATCGGTTCTAATCCTCCACTTACATTGTTGGCATAAACAGAAGAGTTCCCAGTGGGTTGTATGGATAATAAATGAGAGTTCCTCATCCCATTTTTTCTCATCAATGCTTTTGTTTCATCAGAAAGATTATCAACGAACTTACTCGCCATATATTTCTCTTCATCATACAATGGGAATGTCCCTTTCTCTACTGCCAACTTCGCTGATGACTGATATGCTGTATTTGCAATGTAAGACATCAAATTAGTAGTCAACTCCAATGCTCTCTCACTACCATACCTTAACTTCATCATCATAAGTGCTGAACCATAACCTAATATCCCTAAACCTATTCTTCTCTTATTCTGTAGGTTCTTTTTCTGTATAGGTAATGGTACGTTAGTCTTATCGTTGACGTTATCCATAAATCTTATTGCCGTTGGTATAATCTCTTTTAGTTTAACATAATCCCAATCTGTTGCCGTTTCATTAACGAACTGTGTCAGATTCAAAGAACCCAATAAACATACCCCACCGATCGGTAACAACTGTTCTCCACATGGGTTAGTCGCTGAGATATACTCATTATAATATAGATTGTTTAATCTGTTCATTGTATCCACAAACAATACTCCTGGTTCATTTCTGTTATAGGTTGATTGCATTATTACATCCCATAACTCATTTGCATTTTCAAATGTCTTATATGTTACAGTCTCATAACCCAAAGCTTTCCACTCTTTGATGTTACCGTTCCATTCATTCTTATATTCTGTTCTTCGTTTCTCATAGTCAGGAAACTCAAGGTTCCAAGGTTCATTGTTCTTAGCCGCCTCCATTAACTCATCAGTCACCAATATCGACATATTAAACTTCGTTAGTCTTCCTGGTGTTTGTTTTGAAGTGATGAACTCTTCGATGTCTGGATGCCAACATGACATAGTCACCATCTGTGCTCCCTTTCTTATCTTTTGTTTGGCGTTCTTACGGGTGGACTTCTTTCCACTTCCCGCAGTGATAACCTCAGATTGTGTGTCCCACATATCCAACATCTTTACCGACCCTGGGGATTCGTTTCCGATTCCACCAACAAATGCACCTCTCGGTCTCATTGCGTCGGCACAGAACCCATAACCACCCTCAGACTTCAATATTAGAGCCTGTCTTCTTAGTGTGTCCAATATGCCTTCCATTGAATCCTGATCCTTACCGATAAAACCATCAACGAAACAGTTAATGTATGTAGTCCCTTGTAGTCCTGTACCAGCGTTTGATGTTATCCTACCACCAGGTACGAACTTAAAATCTTCAAGCGCGTATAAAAACTTCTCTGTCCAAAAGTCAACGTCTTCCTCTACGGATGCCAAATCTTTAGCAACTCTTAGTTGTGTTTGGTTAATATCCTCATCTCCGTATTTATAAGTGTGTTCATAAATCTCCTTAGAAAACTCATTGTTGAACGTAGTATTTGATTGTATTAATTTTGATTCTTTAACTTCTTCCATGTTTAGTTTATCATTTTAAAAACTCATTATTAGAAGGGTAGATCTTCATCTTTCTCTTCTATTTTTTTGGTGAATTGAGACATGTCATTGTCTGCGGTATTTGATATATATTCTGGTTTTTCCGTTTCGACCTTATTTGAAGTATTTAATTCTTTAAAAGTTTCACGAGCCAAATCTCTGTTCCTCGTCTCCTGTCTTTCACGCTGTCTATCTTCATGGGATAACCAATCCAACTCTTCCATATCATCGGTGTCAATCACTATCGTTGCATTATCGAATTTAATATTTTCAAAGACAACACCATCTCTACCAAAACGTGATTTTATAACTGCAAGGTTTGCTCTTCCACTCTCCTTCTGTTGTAAATCTTTGGCTATTGATAATATGAAATGACCAATCTGAGCCTTCTTAATAGAACCACCCATCATATCTGTCGTTACCGTAGTGGCATTTATTGAAGAACGATTACCCTGTGTGGCAACCCAACCAACAACATCAAACTCAGATATTAGATTCTCAAACTGTCTCATTATGTACCCCTCAGCTACCCACTGATCTTTATATTGTGAATCAGGAACAACACAATCGATGTAATCCAAAATTATCATATCCAACTTAACACCCTTTGCGATGTGTTTCCTTATCAACTGACGAATCTTAGAAATAGTAACGTTCTCACCTGTCATCCTTTTGATGATTAACTTACCTTTGTCCTTATTGTGTTGCTTACTCTCAAGATATTGAATAACTTCATCTCTTCTGTCCTCCAACTCATTCAATGGAACACCAGTCCAACAAGAGAAATGTTTCCTCTGTAAAACCTTCGGATGGTCCTCAAAAACAATCTGTAATATTGTCTTACCCCTATTGTAAGCCTCATTGGCAACTTTAGTCATAAATGTTGTCTTTCCAACACCTAATGGAGCAATAACCATACCCAGTTCTCCTTTAGAGAGTCCTCCTTCCATTAACTCATCCAAACCCTTAATACCAGTAGCAATGGGGGATCTAAACTCCTCAGACAGAACGTTTTCTATATTATCAAAAACATCAATACCATCGTCTCGATCCTGACCAACAGATAATGCCTTCCTTAACATTTCTTCACATTCGTGATAGTTGTCGATGTCTCCCTTATCCAGAATCTCACTACAAGACATAATAGCCTTCTTTAACTCCTGCTGCTTGCAAAACTCAATGGACTTCTCTTGAATAAACTTAGTATCCGCATGGTTGATACTCTCCAACTCAACGATTATCTCTTCAACATATTGCTGAGTTATCTCATCGGAAGTGTCCAACTTAATAACCTGACGTAACGCCTCAAAGGTCGGAGTACTCTCATATCTCTCATAATAGTTTTTTACATTCGCCATTATAAGACGGAAATACTGATTATCGAAATATTTCGCCTCAATAGAATAAATGATAGTGTCAGCAAATGTCTTATCATAAATGAACTGACCTATCAACTTCAACTGAAACTGATATCCCAAATATCCAAATGATTCTATATTATTATTCATGCTTAACTTTTAGAGGTTTACAATTCGATTCCTAAATATTCGCTGGTATAATCCCTACGAGAAAGGACGTATTGTATCTCCTTTATTATCTTAGGTATTAAACTTCTAATGTCAAC